CTTTTAACTAGTCGTTACCGAAAGGAAATACTAGTTAACTTTCAATATGGCCACATGGCTATCAATTTCTCAATAACCAAAACCCATATTGTCCATGCCCTTTTAAGGGGTTAGGCAACAATGGTCTAAGGACTTAAAAATAGGTCGACTTTGTCCAATCAGGTCTCTTTCAATTTACTTTTTTAAGAAATTGTAGAGCCTTCAAGGGCGAATCAACTATTTTCCTATTCTTAGCTTTCCCTTCAATTTTCTCTTTCGCCCTGACGGGTAATTGAGAAATCTCCAGGATTCTTTCAAGACGAGCTAATAAATCTATTAGTTCATCTAAGCTAAGATTCAGGACCATCTTATCGATTCCATCAATGAATGAGCAATCTTTAAGGATTAACTCAACTCACATTTTCACCATCTCATAGAACATGAAATATCCTCAGTCTTTTTCCGAAAAGGAATCAGTCTGGAACATATCCACATTCTTAAATGAGACAGGGAATGACGGAAGTAGATCCGAAAGGATATCATCTGTCAAACATTTCTTCACGTTCTCAGAGGATTTTAAAAGAGTTTTGACTCTAGTAATTTCCCTGAAAAGCGCTATTTTCTGTCAAGGGACATCAGTCTTGAAGATAGCTAATCTCTTAGCATCCTTTAATTCTGGTATCTCCTCGCCCCTTACTAAAAAGGTAATAAGTTTTTCAATATAAGGAATCGGAAGATCCTTAAGAGAATTACTTAGTTTCCTATTTCAGTTTGGAGTTGGCAGAATCAGTGTCTTTAATAGCACTTCATACGACAGTTTCTTTTCTTTTAGAAGCATCGTAGCGAAAGCTAGTAAAGAGAGACCATAGTTTCCCAGGTCTCCTAACCGCCTTCATACAATAGCCTTCACAAAAGGTATTGGATGTCTTTTCGTCCTTCTATACAATAGATGGTAGAGTATATTTACTCGACCCATCATCGTATTTTGGGAGATGAACATCTTCCAAGAAACTGGGCTTAAATGCTGCCCTTTCGATGAAAATACTTTCGCAAATTCAAAAGAGTCATTATTACTAACGACACTTTTTGATTTGTTAATCGTAACTCCAAACCCTGCCATAAGGTTAAGGTATGAAGTTGCTACATCTTCATCAAATAGGATGATATCATCACCAAGAAGTTCATAATTACAATATCAATTTTTAGGCCCAAGAGTCGCTGACTCTATAGGTCTTGAAAGCTGATAAGCAATCTGAACTATGAAGTGATGAGTCACTGCAAGCATCGCTCAACTAGATAGCGCTCCCATCGGTTGTCCAACTTTATAACTCAAAGGTGCTTCACCTTTAAGGATATATTGTCTTCCAACCAACAGTTCCTTTCAAGCTATGGCCGTCTCTTTTCCTATCAGAGATGATAGTAGAGAGACTTGTAGCTCAATTGGCAATCTATCTGTTGCCGCTGACAGATCATAACCAAATGACTTCCCAGAAATCTTAACTTTTTCCATACATCTCTGTACAGATAGGTTTTGATCAAAGGTTCCATCGTTTGGTAACGATTTTAGGAATTTAAAAAGCATTTCATGGAGAGGCTTTAACGCAGATTGCGTTCAAACATCAACCATAGCAAATACTCTTATTTTCCCTGCAGCTTCCTCCTTCGTCGATAGCTGTCCCAGCGTCGGATAATCTAAAATTTTGGTATCAGACTCTCCTATTGGAGGGAACAACCACTGTTTGGACTCCGCAATAAAGCTGAAATTTAATTTCAACCGATCTTGCTTACATCCATCCAGAAATTTCAATAAGGGTTGATCTAAGTTATTCCGCATTATATGCGAAACATCAGACAACCATCCCCGTCATGAAACCTTGTTTGAAGGTGAAGCCGTTTCCAACGGCAGTAAACCATATTCTTTTGATAAAAGATCCTTATCGAAACGGAACGATTGGCTCGAGGCATATGCCCCCAGCTTCTCAGACCCTCACGTAAGAAAATTAATATCACCAGAAAATGGTTCCGTTATAGTGCTTAACTTTAATTTTCCAGGTATCCTTATTACTCTATAGAGTGAAAACAAGGAAGACCAGAATCTTATTGTAAAAGCGTCTCCACTCATAATAGCTCTTCGATCTCCTAAAGGAATAATCCTAGGGAGTCTAGAACGACTTAATCGTGGTAACGGAAGATCGGGCTCTAAATCCCGTAAGGAATTTATCCGATCTTTACTTATTGCTTTTTGAAGTGCTAAAAGCGAAGCTTTCAGATATTTCACCACAAGCTCCGA